CGTAAGGCATGACGATCTCGAAGATCATCTGCCGAGCGGTTTTCGGACCGTTCCACTTGCTCGCCAGCTTGAAGAACGACCGAAGACCCACTGGCAGTCCAGCTGCGGCCCCCGTATCCTGACGCCAAACCGCAGCATCCGTTCCGGACGCTGCGGAGACTTGGTCGTACACGATATCGGTGGTTCCGTCGGCTTTCTTGACGGTGATACTGGCCATGGAAGGCATAAGTTGCTTTCTATCCGCACTTGCGTGCGAGTTCGTCCAAAGTGGACAATTTCAGAAACCTACCTATTTGCGCAAAAACTGAACCAGCAAGCTGATTGCAGTAGCTGCGCGAACCTTAGAAGGTAGGCGAAGAGGTTTGACACTGAAGACAGGTCGCGTGAGAGCGAGGGTCCGTCTCACATACAATCCATTGGCAGAGTAGCTGCGTGGGGGAGTTGGCGGGTTGGTCTGGAAACCAGGCCGCACCACACAAGTCCCCGCATTATTCGCAGTTACGATCACTGTGGAGTATGTGTTATCAAGAGTCATGCCAGCGAAGTCAGAGTACGATCTAAGTACGTCTCCAACACTCGCAAACCAGTCTACCACGAAAGAAAACGGGATAACCTCCCAAACAAGAACAGCAGGGTTGAGAAGCCCATACTGCTCTAAGCTGTGAAGGGTATCATTCTGGATAGCTTTGACGAAACCACCTTGTTTGTGCCGAACCTTAATAAGTGTAGTACTGCGTTGCAGTATTGCACCCGTTGGGGTCGGAGCATACACGATGGTGTGCTCAGTTTTTCCAGTTCCTTTCATGCTGGCAAACTTTTTCACGGGATTGTGAAGTATCTCCATTGAGTCGAACACGTCTTGGATCAGAGGCTGCCAACCAAAGTGGAACTCCAACCAATTGTTCGCAAGGGTCTTGTGCGGTGAAACTCCCCGAGGGACAGTTTCAATCCGAGAAAACCCAAAACGAGCATGTTGGTGAACCACCCTAGCTGGCTGCGCATCTGCCAAAACACGTGCCGCTCCAATGAAGTCAAACTTACGCAATTTTCGTGTGAAGTTGACCAGTGTACCTGCGCGCTTCGCTATCATGTCAAGTGATTGG